AAGCCTATGGTGGTGGTCTCATGAGCGCGGAACTGTCCAGCCTGGGCATCGCCCAGATCGTGGAAAGCGTTATCGCCGACTACGACCTGCGTGACGAGGACGGCAACGAGCTGACCGACGACCTGTACGTCATCCGTTCCGAGCAGCTCGACGAGCTGGGCCTCACCGTCGCCAGACGCATCCACAAGGCCATACGCGAACTGGAGACGCAAGGCAAGACCGGCTTCCCCGTGCATTCGATGCCCTTCGGCAGCATGCCGGTAACCATCGCGAAGGACGGCGACCGCACCTACACGCTGCGCTTCGACAATTCGGACGAGGCGGTGGCCATCACACGGCTCAGCCGGACCGCACTCACGGACATCAAGAAACAGATCAACGAGTTTTTGAAGGAGGTGAAGAACCATGAGCATGAATGACGCCATTCTCGCCGTCGCACAAGCCCAACAGCAGGGTGACGCGATACCCGTGGACATACCGCCCATGACGCAGGCCGGCGTTTCATTCGCCGAACCGCCGGAACCGCCGGCCACAAGCATGGACACCCATGAGGAGCCGCGCCTGTGGCCGGAGATCCGCATGATGATCGAAACCGGCATCCGCGACCAGCCGAGAGAGAAACAGGCGGAGATAGGCCCGTCCGAATTGGGCTCCGACTGCCTGCACTGCCTAGCCGCCAAGCTCGCCGGATGGCCCCAATCGCGTAAAACGTCATGGCTGTCGTTCATCGGCACCTGCGTGCACGCGCGGTTCGAGGAATGGTTCAACGCCGACCAGCAGACCATCTCCGACGTGATAAACGCGGAAAACCTCATCGAGGGACACCTCGACGACATGAGGCGACTGAAGCGGTTCCAAGCCGAGATGCGCGTCAAGGTCGGTAGCCTGTCCGGCCTGTACGGCGGCACCGAACTGCACGGCAGCATCGACCTGTACGACCGTAAAACGCACAGCACGGTGGATTGGAAGATCACCGGCGACACCACCATGAGAGCGGCGAAAGCCAACGGGCCAAGCCAGCAATACCGCGTGCAAGCCAGCCTCTACGGCATCGGCCTGGAAAACGCGGGCGAGAAATGCGAACGCAACTGCATCTTCATGCTGCCCAGGAACAAAACCAGTCTCGACGACGCCTATGCGTGGGAGGTCCCGTTCGACCCGAAGCCCGGCCGGTGGGCCATGAGCCGCACCCAACTGCTCATCAATCTGATGGACTGCATTGAACTCGCCGACGGCCCGGAAGTGCGCGACGCATGGATTCATTCGCTGCCCACGTCTCCATCGCATTGCTTCCAATGCGGCAGCTGGCCAGACGACCAACTGGGCGAACTCTCGGAGCTGAACGCCTCAATGTACCCGGACGTACCCGCCAAATGGGAAACGCTCAAACAACTGCTCCAACCAACATACGAAGGATGAGAAACCATGTACGGAAACCAGAACCAATACCAGCAGCAGAACGGCTTCCAGCAGCCGCAGCAGGCGGCGTCGCCCGTGGAGATGAGCCTTGATTCGGTGATGCAGGGCGGTTCGCCAGGCCTGTTCGACAAGAACGACCCGGTGGGCACCAGCCATCAGGGCGAGATCACCGGAATCGAGGCGCAGCAGCAGACCGACTTCCAGACCGGAGCCCCATTGTTCTATCCGAACGGCAATCCAAAGCCGCAGGTCGTCATCCACCTGAAGACCGGTCTGCGCGACCCGGAGCGCAACTACGACGACGGAGTTCGTGCCTTCTACTGCAAGGGCTATTCGATTCCGAATCTTCGTGCGGCGAGCCAGCAGGCCGGCGTGGGCAACTTCCCGCGCGTCGGCGACACCATCCGCATCACGTTCAGCGAGACCAAGCCAAGCCAGACGCGAGGCTTCGCCGACGCGAAGATCTACAGCTTCCAGATCACCCCCGGCAACCCGAACAAGGCCGGTCTGGAACAGGCGATGTCCGACCCATACGCCGGCCAGCAGCCCAACGCCATGCCACAGACTGCCCAGGGCTATGCCCCAGCGCCGCAGCAGCCTGCACAGGCGGCCTCGCAGCCTGTGACTGCGCAGCAGGCGACGCAGATCCTCCAGTTGAAGGCCATCGGCAAGACCCCGCAGGACATCGCGGGCATGATGGGTCTCCCCCTGGAACAGGTGCTTGCCGTCGGGCAATCGTCGCAGCAGGGCGGCCAACAGCCGGAGCCTGAGTTCTGACTTGTTCGAACGTAACCGCAACGTAACAGGCGTAACCGCATGGCGGATAAACCACGGGCGGTTACGTAACCGTACGTAACCGGTTACGTAACTTGTTACGCAGTGGTTACACACCAACGTAACCGTCAAAAACCAACAATTCCAAGGCCTTAACCGTTACAAGTTACACAGTTACAAAAAACATGTAATAAATATGTTTTCTCCTATATATCTATATATTGTGTGTTTTTTGTTTATAGGGCGTAATGCGTAACAGTTAGGGCCGGCTATCCAAGGAAGGAAGATATGGCCGGCCAATACGATGATTACAGGCCTATCCCGGCTGAGGATCTGCCGGCGAAATACGCCGGCTGCTTTAAACTGCTCGAACTCTCCTTCACACCACCGAACGATTTCGACCGCGTGATGACCATCACCGGGCAATCGCTCCAACTGATCACCGACGGTGATGACAACGGCAAACGCGGCAAAACCTTGGTCATGCACGCCGGATACCAGAAAGCCATTTGGGAACTCCGGGAAGGCCATCTGCGCTACTGCCCGTCACAGCAGCGACTCTGGCGCAGAGACCCGGACATCGAAGACCATCCGGGAGAACGCCGCCTGCTCAATAGCTGGCACCCGGTCAAAAGCATCGAGGACGAATACCACATCGGCGAGCGCAGCAACGACCGGAACCGCAACTATGCGGTGAGCAGCACCATCATGCGCGAAGCTAAGCGAGCACAATGGTTCCGCCAGGTTGAACGCGGAGTGCGCATCGACCCGTGCGTGTGGTATCGCAAGGATGGGCATGTGGTCTGTATTCGGGGCGACACCGATATGGCTGTGACCCAGACGTTCGATCCGCGGAACATGGGCAACCAAGTGGTGGAGCAAGCCAAACGAATCTGCGAATGGCTGACCGTTGACGGTAAGTCGTGCGCGAACCTGCTGCGCATGTTCGCCACCCCGTGGCTCGAACCGTACAAGCAGTTGAGTTTTGTTTTGTCGGGTCATGGTGGCGATGGAAAGACGTTGCTGCTGTCGAACGCGGTGCAGTGCGTGCTGGGTGATCGCAAGTCGTTCCCGGCGTTCAAGACCACCGGTTATTGCGACAGCGGGTTCTCGCTGAATCGTGAGTCGATGAACGACATGATGGCTGGCATGGCGTTCGCCTATGACGACGAGGCCGGCGAAGTGACCGAGCGTATGCTTCCCCTGCTGCGCGCGCTGTCCACCGGGGCGACGATGAGCGCCCGCGTGGTGGGAGGCAAGTATTATTCGATGACGCCGACGGCGACCATCGTGATTCTGACCAACATGCCGTTCGCCGATTCCAGCGAACCATCGGACAAACGCAGGTTCATCAAGGTGGAGATGCACCCGTCCGAGGGACGCTCATACGAGCAGTATCATGCCATCGAGCTGTTTATCCGCGAGCATCCTGCGGCGCTCTATGCGGCGTCGTGCCGCCTGTGGGAGCAGGGTGACGAACCGGAGATGGTGAATCTCAGCCCGGCGCGTGCCATCAGCGACGAGATGTATTGGCTTATCACCGAGATTCTGACCAACGAGGAAAAGTGCGGGCAGCTCGTCGCCTCGCGCGACGCCTACCGTAACGAATTCCATAAGCCGATACCGGGCGACGTCATGTCATTGCTTGGCCTGGCAAATGGCATCACGAAAGTGTGGGGTGGTCAGAAGCGTGTTGTTCGCGTCCAGGACGAGTCACGGTTCGACGTGTACCGTCAGGCCGTCAAGGCTGAGGAAGTTGACGATGGCTCGCCGGTAATCCCCGAGCCTCCGTTGCCGTTGGAGCTTGACTCGCAGTTGCCGCCCTCATTGTTCGGTTTCGAGTGCGACTATGTGCCGGCCAATCCCGACAAGAGCGCGTTCAACTGGAAGAAGCTCGCGCTCGACCCCAATGTGGGCACCAGTCAGGTGCCCGCCAACGTGGAGGCGTATGCGGTGGTTCCCGCGCCGGGATTCATGGTCATCGACATGGACATGAGCAAAACCAGTGGTGATGACGGGTGGACCGTGCTCAACCGGCAGGTGGGCCGGTACGGCACCCCGGCGTTCCCCTCGACCTATCTCGTGCGCACCCCCTCCGGAGGACTGCACGCCTACTACCGACTGCCCGAGGCATTGCGCGGCAAGGTGAAGAACGCCGTCCACCTGAAGACCAGCGAATACCCCGACGGCATTCCCGTGGACTTACGCGTGGAACGCAAGGGATACGTCATCGGAGCGGGAAGCACCGTGAACGAGGGCGACTACCGCGTATGCGACCTCCCCGGAGACGATGGCATACCCGAGGCCAGCGCCCAGATCTGCCGGTGGCTCGAATCCATTGGCGGCATCGAAGGAACCGAACCCAAACGGCTCCGGCCTTCGACTCAACGCTCGCAATTGCCCGCGGCTTCGCGTGAGCTTATCCGGCTCAGCCTCGCCCAGGTCATGGCCGACGACGATAGGCAGCCGCGCCGCGAACCACGCCCCGACATGACCCCAGTGCCCGAGGGGCAGCGTAACCAGACGCTGCACGACTGGGCCTACGGGCGGGCCGCCAACCACCCGGAAAACCTGCGTCAAATCGAAGCCGACCTGTACGAGCGCGGCCATGCCAGCGGTTTGAAGGACGGCGAACTGGCGACGATCTGGAAATCAATCACACGACAACTCGGAAAGGAATAACCCATGAAACACCCCAAACTGTTCTTCGGAAATATGGTCATTGCCAGATCCATGTGCGTGCCGCTGCTTGCGTTTGCAGGATGCGACCCGCACGGCCCCGGCTGCTACTACCGTTGCCCAATCTGCAGCCAATGGTGGTGCTACGACCCGCGAACCGAATTCTGGGAGCCGGTTGGCACTCTCGTAATGTTCCTTTCGCACCACTCCGTATGGAAACAGGAACATGAGCACAGGAAGGCGAATCATGGTCGAACCGATTGACGTCATCCAGCAGGCGCTCAACGCATTGGCGGTAGCGGGCTTGGGCAATGACAGCCCGGCCGAGGCGTTCGTCATCGGCTACCAGGCCGGATGGCAGGAGGCGCTCGACCTGTGCATACGAATCGAAACGGCAATCAACAACGAAACGGGGGCAAATGAGCATCATCGGCAGTGAAATCGAGGCGCAGAAGCAGCGTGACCCGTCGTACGTCGACAGTGGCCTGCAGTGGGCTTGGGGACAAGGATACAAGGCCGGAGCGTCACGCGAAATCACCGAAGAGGAGATTGCCGCCGCCATGGACGAAACCAGAAAGTTCATCACGCTCCCCGGCGCGTGGTTGGAGAACATCATCAGAATCGCGTTCGACGCGGCAAGAAGAAAGGCAATGGGGGAGTGAGCAGGCCACGCGCCCGTGAACGCAAGCCCGCATGGCTGCGCACGTTCATCCCGAAAACGAGTCCCCTCGTGACCGCCGTCTGCGATGGCTGCGGCCTGTACGTGATCCAGGATCGGGAAAACGTGTGGGAGACGTGGGACTGCGGGTTGGTTGAGGGTGATGACCTGACCGTGGCCATCATCTTGGGCAGGCCAGTGACGCGCGTCACATGGCTGCCCTCCGTAGGACACCCATTGTTGCGCAGCACATGCGGCAGCGCGGGCATCATGCCGGACGGCCAGTATCTGGCCATGCACATGTGCCATCTCGCCCGGATAAGCGTCAAACCGTTCAAACCGCCAACCCGCGAGCGGCCGCCGGGCAAACCTTGGGGCGGGCCGAAACTGTCGGAACAGGAGATAGCCGAATTCAAACGCATATGGGATATGCCGTACAGCCAGCTCAAGCATGAGAAACCCCAGCCAACAAGGTCGGCCAGGGCAAGAAGCAAACACTATTCTAGCCGACTAGCCGGAAGGGGCTAACGTGAACTGCCAGAACTGCAAAACGATAACCGAAGAGGGGTACTCACTGTGCGAGGCATGCGAGCTGCGTTTCGCCGGCATGCTCCTGCGACTCGCGCGAGACATCACGCCGTTGCATGACTCGTTGGACGCGACCCTGCATCCGGGTGGCCATTCACCCGTGCGCATCCAGACCGCCACTCCACCGACTCCAATCAGGCTCGACGTGCTCGACCTGATCGACATGCTCGACGCCACGGCCCGTGAACTATGGCGTTGCCTCGACGGCATCGACGCCTTGGACTGGCGCAAAGACAAACGCAACGAGGATCTGAAGGCCACGCTCATCGCATGCGCAGGCCACCCCAGGCTCGCCACGTTCGCGGACGCGGGCTTCTACATGCACGTCGTTGACGGCATCGCACGCAAAGTCGATGCTGCGCTGGATCCGCCGGAGCAACGCCGCGAGATAGGAACCTGCGAACTATGCGAGACCATGCTCACCGCTGGGGCAGCAGACCAGTGGGTCACATGCCCCGTATGCGGGCGCGAACAGCGAGCGCAGACCGTGAAACTGCGCAGGCTCAAGACATTGTGTTGGGATGATTCCGAGCGAGGTTCGGCGGCGGACGTCTCCAAGGCATTCGCCGTCTCGGGGCTCAAGGTCAGCCGTAAGACCATCACCACGTGGGAGCAGCGCGGCAAACTGCCCCGTCATGCGGATGGATACGCCTACTGCGACGTGTACCGGCTGCTCATCGGCCCCGATTTGACAAAATCCGTTAGGTGAAGCCATAATATGCAGTGGCAGAAGTGTCGAAAACCCAGCTCAAGTGGCTGGGTTTTCGCGTATCTATGCTTTGTTCTTGCGTGGCCTTCCTCCGCCGACACCACGTCCCGGACGTTGGGCGTTCCATTCATCGATGGTCTCAGGCAGCCAGCCCCGAGTGCGGCCTATGGTCGCGTCGGGTTCGGGGAGTTTGAGGTTGAGCAGGCCGCCGCTGGTGATGCCGAGGCGTTCGGCGACCTGTTTGACGCCGAGGTATTCAGTCGTCATTGTTGCCTTCCTTGCCGTTGATGATTCCGGCCGCAAGGCCCATGATTCCGGCCGCGAGACCGAAGCCGCCAGATACTATCGGGCTGTCGGATAGCGCGCCGCCCAGGGCCGTGGCTCCGAACGTCAGGGCCACGATTCCGAAAATCAGTGATGTTCTCATGATGTGTTTCCGATGAGATAGGATTGGCGGGGAGGTTCCGGCTAGTAGGGTTAGCCGGAACCTGTTTTACTTCTTGTGCTTCGGTCTTCGTCTGATTGCGATGATTATGGCTATCGCGGCGAGGACGTTGGCGATGATGCCGTTGATGACATCGAACCAATCCTTTGGATTCATCGGACCTCCTTTCTGCTGACATATCTATAGTAACACAATAACTATAGATATGCAACCGGGAACACACGACACGCAGGACCAGGCAAACAACAAATGGCACTACGCAGATGCTCATACACCCACTGCCCACAGCTCATACCCGCAGGCAAACGCTACTGCGCCGAACACGGCAGGGCCCACGAGAGGGAGAGGGGCACCGCCACCCAACGGGGGTATGGCGCCCCACACAAGCGGCTCCGCGCCCGATGGCAAGCGGCCATCGACAACGGGGCCGCGCCACTCTGCCCCCGCTGCCACCTGCCCGTTACCCGCGGCCAAGCATGGGACCTCGGGCATAACGACCGGCGCGACGGATACAACGGACCCGAAAACGCGAGCTGCAACCGCAAAGCGGGAGCAGCCAACAGCAACCGCATGCGCGAACACTGGAACAAACAGGAACCACCCCCCGCCGGAAAACTAACGGCGACGGGGTGGGGATGGAACCCCGCCGAACCCCGCCGAGACCGCCGGTGAGGGGACTCGCAAGTTTTTGCGTTTCAAACATTTCAGACAGAGATTGGCCCGAGACAAGGACCGACCCTCCCCGAACCGCAGCCAAGAGGTTTGGGAGGCGGCGAATCGTAGATACTACGCGGAACAGGACAGATGAGGGCGGCCCGCGACCGTCTGTTTACGCTCCAACAGGAGCCGAACGAGCGGGACGTAGTGAGAAATATGGGCGTGACGCCGCTGCCTACACGTCGAAGGAAGAGGTGATTGGCCATGCCCAGCGGTGGTGCCCGCGCGAAGGCGGGCAGGATGCCCGACCCCTCGTCAGAGGCGTTCCAGCAGCGCGCCGCCGGCCTGTTCGCTCTGCCCGCGAACGGCTACAGGCGACCTCACCCGAAGTTCCCGCTGCCGCGGTACGTCGTCTGGTTCACGTTCAAGGACGATGACGGCTTCCATCGCGAGCCCGACGACGCGGCTTCGGCGCAGTGGAACGAGCGCGAGCGTGACGTGTGGAACGAATTGTGGCGCTACCCGCAGGGGTATGCGTGGAGCCGCCCGCAGTACAAGTACCTGCAGCACATGGTGGCCCTCTACGTCCGCCAGTACGTGCTGTGCGAGTCTTCCGACGCGAAGGCCGCCGATCGGACGACCCTGTGCCGCTACGCGGATTCCATCGGGCTCACCCCTCAGGGGCTGCGGCTGAACGGTTGGCGCATCGTGGCCGACGAGGTGGAGAAGCCGAAGCGGTCTGTGAAGACGGATGGGAAGCTGGTGCCGTTCCCGTCGGCGCGTGAGCGGTTCGCTCAGATGAGGGGTGATGCTGATGGAGGCGCAGCCTAGGACCCTCGGTTTCCTGTTCGCTGACTGGGTGGCGGCCCATTGCGTGGTGCCGCAGGGTTTCGACCTTGGCAAGCCGTTCGTGCTGGTGGGCTGGCAGTTGGAGAACGCGGTCGAGTTCTACCGGGTGAAGCCGGATATGGTGTTCGATGCGTCGCGTCCGGCTCAGGGGAGTGCGTTCGTGTGGCGTCGTGGTCAGATCGTCGGCGGTCAGAAGCTGGGCAAGTCCCCGTTCGGCGCGGCTATCGCCTGTTTCGAGGCGGTGGGCCCATGCATCTTCGCGGGTTGGGCGAACGGTGGAGAGGTATACCGTTGCTCCGACTGGGGTTGCGGCTGCGGTTTCGAATACTCCTATCTGCCGGGCGATCCGATGGGGATGCCCCGGCGCACCGCGCTGGTCCAGTTGCTCGCCAATTCGGAGGAGCAGACGGCGAACGTGTATCGTCCGCTGCAGACCATGGTGCGTAACGGCAATCTTGGCGACCTGATGAAGGTGCGCGAGGGTTTCATACGCCTGCCGAACGGCGGTCGCATCGACCCGGTCACCGCGTCGGCGCGTTCGAAACTGGGAAATCCGGTGAACTTCGCGCTGGGCGACGAGAGCGGTATATGGACGAAGCGCAGCGGCATGTTCGAGGTCGGCGACACGGTGATGCGTGGCGTTACCGGTATGGACGGCCGCATGCTCGAACTGACGAACCCCTGGGACCCGATGGACGCGAGCTTCGGACAGGCCACCTACGAGAGCCGTGCGACCGACATTTGGAAGTACTTCCCGAGGCATGATCCTGAACTTGATTTCATGGATAAGGGGCAGCGGCGGAAGATCCTCGAATTCGTTTACGCCGGGTCTCCGTGGGTGAACCTTGACGCGGTGGAGTCGGCGTGTGTTGAACTGTTGTCGCGTGACCCTACGCAGGCTCGCCGGTTCTTCGGCTGCGAGCTGGTGCAGGGTCTCGGCTCGTACATGCCGGAAGCGCTCTACGACTCCACCGCACTAGACCGCGATGAGCCGGAGCCGGGCACCGAGATATGTTTGGGGTTCGATGGCTCGCAGTCGGGCGACTGGACGGCGTTGCGCGCCGAGACCGTGGACGGGTGGCGTTGGACGCCGGCGTATGGGCCTGACCGTCGTCCGGCGTTCTGGAATCCGAACGAGTGGGAGGGACGTATTCCCCGTAGCGAGGTCGATGCCTGTGTGTCCGAACTGTTTGACCGGTATGAGGTGCAGCGTTTCTACTGCGACCCGCATCCGTGGGAGACGCAGGTGGATGATTGGGCGCTCCGCTACGGCGAGGACGTGGTGGTTCCATGGCCGACGAATCGTGTCGGACGTATGTTCGATGCGTTGACCCGTTTCATGGAGGACACTGCGGACGGCAGTACCACGCATTCGCTGGATGCGACGGCGAAGCTGCATATGATGGCCGCGCGTAAGGTTGCGAAGCCGGGCGACAAGTACGTGTTGGGCAAGCCTTCGGAGAATCAGAAGATAGACATTGCTATGGCGGACATTCTGGCCCATGAGGCGGCGTCGGACATGCGCGCGTTGGGTTGGGATGGGGACGCCGGCAATACGGTGTTCGTGTTCCGCTGATTGGAGGTTGGTGTGAATCCCACTGTGAGTGAGCTGTTCGACCGTCTCCGTAACATCATCGTCGCGTCCACTCCCGTTTATGACAGGCTTGACCGGTATTTCGACGGCCAGCAGCATCTGAAACAGCTTGGCCTGGCTATTCCTCCGGAATTGGAGCGGTTCACGGTGATCGTGAACTGGCCGCGCGTCGTCGGCGAGTCCCGCGTCGATCGCTTGGACATGAAGGGATTCCGCGTCGGTGATGACGAGAATCTGGCTGAATGGGCGTGGGATACATGGCTTGGCAATTGTCCGGCCTATGACCAGTCGAGCTATCTTGACTTCGAGGTGTTCGGTCGGAGCTTCCGAACCGTGGAGAAGACCGCGGACGGCGGCGTGACCATAACCACGGTGAGCCCTATTGACATCACCGTGCACCGCGACCCGGTGACAGGTATCATCGACGCCGCGTTACGACGTTACCGCGATGGTGATTCGCAGGATTACCAGCGGGCTGTGGCGTGGAAGATGTGGCTCCCTGATAGGACGCTGACCATCAGCGCGGAGAATCTGGTGGTGAGCAGCGAGCCGAACGAGTCCGGCGTGGTGCCGGTCATCCCGGCATACCGGAATCCTCGCACGACGATACCGATTCACGAACCTTGGCCGCGATTGCGCGGCACGTCGGCGATCGCGGATGTGATCGAACTGACCGACGCCTGCGCCCGTGACCTGACGAACGCGCAGGTCGCGCAGGAAACCCACGCGGTTCCGCAGCGTGGAATCCTGGGCGCGACCAAGGGTGATTTCGTGGATGAGGACGGGAAGAAACTCACGACCTGGGAGGCGTACTTCGGTCGCATCTGGGCGTTGAAGAACAAGGACGCCAAAACGTTCGAATTCTCCAGTAGTTCGATGGAGAATTTCGAGCGCATGGTGGAGCTGTACGCCCGACTGGTGTCCGGCGTCACCGGATTGCCGCCGAACTATTTCGGTCTCGCCGCCGACGACGCCGCCAGCGCGGACGCCATCCGCAGTCGTGAGGCCAAGCTGGTCAAGAGTATCGAACGTGACCAGCGCACGCTGGGTGTGCAGGCCGTCGAAACCATGCGTCTCGTCGCCCTTATGGAGGGTGATGCCGCCAGGGCCGAACGGTTGAACGACGCCGAGGCCCTGTGGCATGACCCGGGCACGCCTACGGTCGCGCAGCGCGCGGACGCGGTGACCAAGCTGTACGCCACTGCAGACCCCAACGGCCGTCCGCTCATGCCACGCGTGATGGCGTGGGAGGAACTTGGCTGGGGGCCCGCGAAGATCGCGCGCGCCGAACAGCTCCTCCGTGACGAGGAGGAGGCCCAGATGGACCTGCTGATGAAACCGGAGGTTGCTGATGCCGGCGACGATGGCTGGACAGGTGGTGCCGGAATCGGCGATACGGGAATCACGCGACCTACGCAGCCGCAGCAACCATCTGGTGAAGTCCCTGCATCGACTGTGGAGACGGTACGCAGGCAATGACTTCGATACCGCCTTCGCCAGGATGCTCCCGCAGCTGGTCAGACTGTTGGACACCGCGCAGTACGAGACCGCGAGCGAGGCCGTGGAGAACGCGCCCACCGTGATGCGCGACCTCGGAGGCTTCGACTTCGAACCGGAGTACGAGCCCGACCCTTGGCAGTGGGTCGGCGTCAACGGCAACGGGTGGAACACCGTCGACACGATGTACACGCCCATCATCGAGGCGAAGGCCGGCGTGCTGCGAGGTTGGACGCTGGATTTCGCACGCTACAGGATCGAGATGGGCATGCTCACCCGCGCACGCACCTGCCTCGCCGACACGCAACGTTCGGCGAGCATGGTCACCGCCAAGGGCAGGTACGCCGACGCCAGGCCGGTGCGCGTGCTGAACCCCCCGAGCTGCGGACGATGCGTCATCCTCGCCGGCACGTCGAACGCCGGCGAACGCCACCCCAACTGCGATTGCACGGTCATGTGGAGCCATGACGTGCCGGCGAATGCATACGCCGACCCGTACAGCTACCTCAACGACCTGGTGGACGCCGACGATATGGACGCGCTCACCAAAATCCTGGGCAGCAGGGCCAACGTCCGCGCCTGGCTTGACGGTGCCGACCTCAACCAACTGGTCAACGCCTACAGGCGTAAGGGGTCGGTGACCAAAGCCCAGTTCTACGACCGGCGAATCAAATACACGACAGAGGGCACGACGCGACGCGGCTCCGCATCATACCGGATGATATCGGCGGGGTACGCGAACGGCTTCATAAAACACGGAGGACGCTACGAGAAGATCGACCGTCCACGGTTGATGCCCGAGACGATCTATGAGATTTGCGACCGTCAGGGCCGCGATCCGAAGCAGATGCTTCGCAACTACGGCTGGATTCTCTAGCCACCCAATCAATTTCCCAAGTCCCGTTGAGGTGCGACGCCTCGGCGGGCTTTTCATATCCGAATCCGCGACGGAAAGGACATGCACCATGAACGACGGCAATACGACCGCTTCCGAGACCACCAGTGAAAACGAGGGCGCTCAGACCACGGGCGACGCGATGTCGACCGAACAGGCCCAGCAGGCCCTTGAGGAGCTGACGGCTACGCAGCCGATGGGGGAGAACGATGACGACGGCGACGCGCGGAACACCACCGAGCCCGAGCCCTCCGCCACCAATGACCCGGAGGATGTGGAGGCGCAGGAGATGAAGACCGACGGCGGCAAACGCGCCCTCACCTCCCTCCGCAGGGAGAACCGGACCCTGCAGAAGGAGAACGACACGTTGAAGGCGCGCGTCGAGGAATTGGAAGCCGAGAAGTACGTGGCACGCGTCGTCAAGCTCGCCACCGGGCGTCTCAAATACCCGGAGGCTGCCATCAGGCTCATCGACGGGGTGACCAAGGACAGCGACGACAAGGCCATCATCAAGGCCATCGACGCCGTGGCCAAGGCCATGCCCGACATGGCGACCGTCGAACAGCGGACCGTCGGCCTGAACGTCGGCACCAACGTCGGCGACCTCATCTCCCGCAACATCCCCTCGCAGGAAGCGCAGACAAGCGAGAACACGGCCTTCTTCTCCGCGCAGCTGTCGGGAATGGGCTTCTGACCAATCATGAACCTCTCACCTAAGGAGAAAACTAATGTCTGAACCGCTGGATATCAGCACCAAGACCGACGGCGTATACCTCCAGCCGTCGCAGTCCAACGAGATCTGGACCGAGGCCACCAAGCAGTCCGCGATCATGCAGCTGGCCAAGCGCATCAACGTGCCCGGCAACGGCCTCGTGTTCGACACTCTGGGCGAATCCACGCCCGCCGCGTGGGTCGCCGAGACCGCCGAGAAGCCGGCCGACAACCCGACCTTCGGCTCCCGGAAGGTCATCCCGTACAAGATGGCCAAGATCATCCCCGTGTCGAACGAGTTCATGCGCGACAAGGCCCGACTGTGGGCCGAGGTGTCCCGTCAGGGCTCCCAGGGCATCGCCGAGACCATCGACAAGACCTTCATCACCGGAGCCACCACGCGACCCATCACGGACGGCATGGACACCCTGTCCGACGCGCAGCAGGTCGGCATCGGAGACGGCACCTACGCCGACTTCGTGAAGATCGTCACCACCATCCTTGAGAACAACGGCGACCTGACCGGAATGGCCCTCTCCCCGCAGGGCCAGAGCAAGTTCCTCCTGGCGACGGACGCGAACGGTCGCCCGCTGCTCGTCAACGACGCCTCCACCAGCGATCTGGGCCGCATGTTCGGCGCTCGCATCGTCAAGAGCCCGTGGGGGTACAAGGCTGGCAGCCCGAACATCCTCGGCGTCGCCGGCGACTGGTCGCAGGCCATGTTCGCCATGGTAGGCGGCATCCAGATGAAGGTGTCCGACCAGGCGACCATCAACATCGACGGCACGCAGGTCAACCTGTGGCAGCGCAACATGACCGCCATCCTGCTCGAGGCCACTGTCGGCTTCATCGTCCGCGACAAGAAGAAGTTCGTGGTCATCACCGACGCCTCCAACGCGAAGGCGGGCAAGTGATGGGAACCCCGATCTACGCTCACCCGCTGTCCGGCGTCACCAAGGTTCCGGACGGAGCGACCACAGTTGACATCGTCTACGTGGACGACGAGCGCAACCCGCAGGAGCCGCCCGCATCCGGCGGCGGCTCCGCCGAGATCGCCGACGGCTCGGTGACCACCGTGAAGCTCGCGGCCAGGGCCGTGACCAAGGAGAAGATCGCGGATGGCGTCATTCCGACCGTGCCCGGCAAGGCCACCTCTGGTGCTGACGGCCTTTTGAGCAAGGAGGACAAGGCGAAGCTGGACGGCGTGGCCGCGAATGCGAACGCCTACGTGTTGCCGGCCGCCACCACTTCCGCTTTTGGTGGGGTGAAGCAGGCGGCGCACGTTGACGGCGCTTCCGGCACGGTTCAGCAGATCGTGGATTCGCTCGTGGCCGCCGGCATCATGGCCGGTGCGTGACCGAAGGGTGGTGACCGATGACCGCTAGCGTGCAGGACGTCGCCACCCAGCTCGGACGCCCGATAGACGACCCGTTGGAGATCAATCAGGTCACGGCGTGGATAGAGATGGCCGAGCTCGCCATCCGCCAACGTTACTCGAACCTCGACCAGCTCATAGCGGACAAGCGCATCAGCCAGAACGCGGTGAACATGGTCGAGGCGTCCGCGGTCGCACGTCACTCGCTCAACCCGGAGGGATACACCTCGAAGTCGGAGCGTATCGACGATTATCAGCGGACGTACGGGATGACCAACTCCGCTGTCGGCATCACATTCACCGACACGGAGTGGGCGCTGCTCACCCCGTCGGATTCGGGTGCCGAGGGGGCGTTCACGATCACGCCGATGGGACGGAGGCCATATGAGTCTCGATACCCTCATGACCGCTGGACGTGACGCCGCCGAACGCCTCATGGCCGACGAATGCCGCGTGACCAAGGCCGGAGGCGTGACCGTCGACCCGGATACGGGCCAGTCGGTACCCAAGCTCACGGAGGTCTACGCCGGCAAGTGCAAGGTGCAGACCTCCGGCGGCGTGGGCGGCGACACGACCGATACGGGGACCGTCGTCAACGAGTGGCTGGTGCGCGTTGATTTCCCATGGGCTACGCGAGGGTTGACTCCGGACATGGTGGTTGAGATCACCAAGTCGGATGACCCGAATCTGGTTGGTCATAAGTTCCGGCTGGTGTCCCCGCAGTCTCAGAAGACGCATGCGACGGCGCAGCGGTGGAACGTGAAGGAGGCGTTATGAGCGCTTTGACGATTGATGCTTCCGAACTGTCCGAACTGGGCCGGCGCATGGCGTTGGCGCAGGCTGTGGTGCGCCCGAAGTTGGCTGCGACGGTGAAGAAGGCCGCGCAGAACGTCAAGGAGGCCATCACCTATGACGTGATGACCTCCCGTAACCAGCCGATGACCTACATCGGCATCGGGTACGAGACGGGCGGTGACGCGACCGGAGAGTACGCGGACGTGAGTCCGCGCGAAGGAGGTGCCAGCAGCCTCGCCAACATCGCGTTCTTCGGCACAGCGCGAGGCGGCGGCACCCACGAATTCTACGGGCACGCCGAGGAGGAACTGCCCACCTTGGCGGATTACGTCGCCGACTCCGCCGGCGACGCGCTCGAAGTCATCCTGTGGGGAGCGTGAACATGGCTCGCATCTTCGATTTGACCGAAGCGCTCAAGGAGCTTATCCCCGTTGTGGACGGTTGGCCGCTGCACATGCAGGTGGAACCGTTGGCCGGGGAGCTGCCGCCTTGGGTGATAGTCACCATCACCAACAACGGCATCCAACGCAACGAGATGGGTGGAGCTATCGCGGGCGACGGGCGTATCGAGCTGCGCTGTGTGTCCGATAACACGGATTCGGTGAACGTCTGGTGCGACGACTACGCGATACCAGCGTTGCAGGGCATTGTGCCTGAATGCGGTGGGTTCACTTGCTCGTGCCTGACGTTGACGGAGGATTCCGGCACCTACGCCGCCGGCCTCACGGAGACGGATACGGCCTACCGGTATCGGGTGCGCGTCCTCCGATTCGACTTCACGTGGAGCCGCCATGACAGTCCGTAGGTACGTTCGCTGCCGGGACATCGTGAGCAACGTCGAGACCGACGTGCTGTCCACCGACAAGCGGATAGGCACGCAGTTCATCCCGGTCAACAGGCCGCACTGGCCCGACTCCACACTCCCAAGGCCGGACAAACTCGTTCTCCGGCCCGGTATCAAACCCAAAACCCAAGACCAAGGAGACTGAATTGACTTTCCAGAGCAATATCCCGTCCACGCCGGCTGACGGTCGAATAAAGACGGTTATCGTCACGACCATCGCCGACCAGGAGAACCCGACCATTACCGAGCTGCAGGCCGGCACGGACATCAGCTGCTACATCCGACTGGGAGGCTGGGCGTTCAGCCCGTCCCAGGCGACCATCAACGACCAGCGCGAATGCTCCGACCAGGACTACCAGCGGCCTGGACGCAAGAGCGTATCCGACGCGTCGATCACGTTCATTGACAACACGAATTCCGAGCTGTATCAGGAGTTCAACGAGTGCGCCAAGGCGACCACGGAGGGCACGACCGGTTACATCGTGCGTCGTCGTGGCCTGCCGGCGGCTGACGATTGGGCCGCCGACCAGAAGGTGACCGTCATCCCCGTGGTGTTCGGCGAGAAGCAGCTGGTCGCGCAGGAGGAGAACGGCGTGCAGGCGTCGCTGGCCCCGTTCTTCGTGACCGGCAAGTGGTTCACCGAGTCCGCGACCGTCAAGGCCGCCGGCGCTCTGGCCTCTTCTAACATTGTTGGCAAGGCCATTGTCGGAAAGGCGGTTTTGTAATGGCCTATAGTAAGCAGAATTGGGCGGATGGTCAGACGATTACCGCCGCCAAGTTGAATGCGATGGACGATGCCATCTTTGAGGCGTCGGCAAGCATTCCAACCGTTAAGCTCGACGGCAATATTCTCAGAGGCGTATCCAACAAGCCCCTCAACGTGACCATGAGCGGCGAGGGCGCGTTCCCTAAGAAGCTACTCGCTTCCGGCCAGAACCTCGTGAAGATGCCCACTTCCGGCTCCGGCACCGTTCGGGGCCTCACCTACGAGTTCACGCCGAACGGCCTGAACGTTCATGGAACCGCAGAGGCGGATAACGGCGCAGTGGTTGAGTTGGCTCCGCTTCTCACGGACAACGGAATCTGCCTCCCCGACGGGTTCCGCCTCCACATCAACAAGAAACTCCCCACCGGTTGCAGTATCGCCATTTGGGATGACGCATACGTGGTGTCTCACTCAGGCCCGACTCAGGGAGCCAATATTGACGCTACGGGCGGTTTGACGCACGTCGCATTCTGGGTTAGCGCCGCCGGTGCCGTGGATATTGACGACCTTCAGATTGCCATCGTTTACGGAGAGAACGGTTCATACGAATACACCAACGGCACCGGCGAGGTTTGCGATACCGGTGTTGACGGAGCATTCACCGGCGACGACTCCGCTACCGTGACCGTTCCGGGATTCGAGAACGATGGAGATACCATCATCCTACTCACCGACAGTGAGACGCAGCCCACGTTCTCCACCGAAATCATCGGCGGCTTCTCATCGGTCATTGCGATGCTTGAAGCCAGCAACCCCCTCTGGGGCAAGCATTACCATGCTTGCGGCGACAGTTTCACCGCCGGTTCCTATGTAACCGACATCGACAAGGCCACAGGCGAACCGTTGACGACCAACTATCTTGTTGCCAAGTACAACAACATGAAGTTCACCAAGGACGCCATCGGCGGAAGCGATATGACCAACGTGGGGGACGCATCGAACCCGTTCAGCGTGGACCGCTACCTCAACATTCCCGAGGATACCGACTATCTGACCCTACAGTTCGGACTGAACGAGATTGACATCGCCAGTGAACCGTCAACGCTTGGCACCAGCGCGGACTCCACCAATACGACCATGTGGGGCGCATACAACACCGTATTGCAGTGGATTCTCACGAACCGACCGAACGCCAAGGTTGGTGTCATCATCTCCGACAGTTGGATGACCGAAACCTACGCGAACGCGCTCATTGACATCTGCAAGTTCTGGGGCGTCCCGTGGCTCGACCTCGGCGGCGACCCGCAGGTGAGCCTGAATATTGGCGGGCGACGAGGCGGTTCAGGAATCACTCTGAGCGAAACCGCGAAGTCGTTGCGCGACAATCAGTTCAAGATTTCCAGTGGAAACGCGCATCCGAATGGAGCCGCTAACCGTTGGCGCTACACCGCGTTGCAGGAATTCCTCCGCCGACTCTAACCGGCCAACCCAACATCTCGAAAGGGTCACCTCTCATGTGAATGGCGGTGCGACAGGATGCCGCATCGCCATTTTCTGTTCCTCCCCGCGGGGTCTTTCATCCTTTCTACCCGCGGGGACCTCTTTCTCTCTCACTGGTTACCCGAGCAAAGGATATTCACTCGTTTCAGAAAAGGATTTATCATGCCCATTACCGTGAAGCGCCGCACCGAGACCATCAGTATCGTCTTGGATCAGGAGAAGGCGCAGGAGATCATCAACCTAGGCCACGACCTGAACGAAGCGAACAACAGTCGCGTGAAGGTCGAGGGCGGCAACCAGCGCGCCCGCAAGCTCGCCCAGAAGATCGAAGCGCTCAAGGAGGAGTGCGCCGCTGACACGCTCACCTTGGAGCTCAGGGCGCTACCGTTCAGCAAGTGGCGTCGCGTGCTGGAGGACAACACGCCGGACCCGAAGAAGCCGCTGGACCGCGACATGGTCGGGCTCGCCGCCGACTCCGTGGCGCAGATGGCCGTCACCGCCATGGTGGGCGGCGAACCGCTGCCCGAACAGGATCTGACCAACGATGCCTTACATACGGCGTTCGATGAGATGACCGACGGCCAGCTGACCATCATCGTGCAGGCCGTCATGAAGCTCAACGGCGAGGCCGCGGACCCAAAAGCGGCGTTCGACCTCGCCTCGAAGACCCTCGGCTCGTCCGGGAACTGAGAATCTGCCGCCAGCTCGGCATCAGCCTGAAACGATTCCACGGCTGGGAACCCGGCTACGCGGCTGAATACGACGAAACCGGGCGGCTGACCGGATTCACCCGCGAAACCGAATGGGATGAGACCGAACGCGACTGGATGCTCGCCCTCGACGACTACGAGGCCTCCATGTGCCCCGGATGCGGACTGCCGCTCGATGTGTGCCGTAACGGCGAATTCGCCATCGACCATGAGGCCCGCGTCTGCTGGGGCAGCGCGCACCGCGCCATCGCCGTCAAACAATGGCGGGAGGAACACCCCAAGGGCGCGAACGGCGACCACCTGATGACCATGCTCACCCTGAAAACCGAATAGAGGTAACCCATGCCAGCGTTGAACAAATCGATTACCGTCCGACTCAGGGCGGACGCCTCGAACTTCAACGCCAGCATCAAAGCGGCCGGAGCGAACGCACAACAGCTCGCCGAAGGCATGGAACAATCCGGGCGTAAGACCTCGCTGCTGACCACCGGGCTCGCCGCCGCGGGCATGGCCGCCGGAGCATTGGGCGTCGCCGCCATCAAGACCGCGTCCGATTTTGACGCCAGCATGAGCGGAGTGCAGTCGGTTACACGCGCCTCAGCCGCAGAGATGGATCTGCTGCGGCAGGCGGCAATCGATGCCGGAGCCGACACCATCTATTCCGCTTCCGAGGCCGCGGCCGGCATCACCGAACTCGGCAAGGCCGGCCTGAGCACGACCGACATCCTGTCCGGCGGCTTGAACGGCGCACTCGACCTCGCCGCATCCGAAGGCATCGACGTGAGCGAAGCCGCGGAACTCATGGCGACCGCGCTCACCCAGTTCGGCCTGTCCGGCGACCGCGCCACCGACG